ATCCATTTCATGGCAGTGAACCGACACCACTGTATCCAGCGACTAACGGCAATTTGAGAGATTTGCTTGGCGCACCGAATGCCATTTTAACAAACCCGCCATATAAACGAGGGATCGTTGATGAACTGATGGGGCAATGCATCAACTTAGTGAAAGACGGCGTCATTGATTTCTGTGCCGCCCTGCTCCGGGTTCAGTGGGATACAGCCGTCACCCGGCAATGGATGATGGAACCACCTTTCGCCGGCAAAACGATCCTGACGTTTAGGCCATGGTGGACTGCCCCGGAAGATCGAACAGCACATCCAATCCACAACTATCAATGGCTTGTCTGGGACAGACGGCACAAGGGTGAGCCGGTTGTCCGATATCACAATGGGGTAAACGATGATTGAAAGTATCGAAGAAAAATTAATCACTGGCGGTATGATACCAGTACAGCCAAAGCTAAGAATTATAGGCTTGGGTGCTGGTGTTCAGTCCAGTGTCATGGCATTGATGGGAGACCGAGGAGATTTCGGACCTAAACCTGATGCAGCAATCTTTGCTGATACACAGTGGGAACCTGCCGGGGTTTATGAGCATCTTGATTGGTTAGAGTCACAATTAAGTTTTCCAGTGTATCGTGTAACTGCAGGCAATATCAGGGAAAACGAGATACAGGGCAAAACACCAACAAGCGGTGATGGAAATGAATATCAATTCAACACCATACCCCTTTATACGGAAAAAGGGATATCGCACCGGCAATGCACATCACAATATAAAATAAGACCAATACTTCAAAAGACGCGAGAGCTGTTAGGGCTGGCCCCAAGACAAAGAAGCAAAGAAATCTTTTCAGAACATTGGATGGGCATTTCCCTCGATGAAATTGTGCGCATGAAAGACAGCCGAGATAAATTTGTTGTTCACCGATTTCCACTTATCGAAAAAAGAATGGAACGGAGACACTGTATAGAATGGTTCGCGCAACATTACCCAAATCGAACATTAGAAAAATCATCGTGCCTAGGTTGTCCTTACAAAAGAAACGAGCAGTGGCGCGAGCTTAAAATGGGCCGCAAAGAGGATTGGGATGATGTAGTAGAATTCGACAAAAAAATAAGAAACATTGACCCGAGAGCGAAGCAATTTTTACACAGAAGTTGCAAGCCTATCGATGAGGTTGATTTCAGAAATTTGGAAGACATGGGCCAGCTCTCATTTTTAGATGAGTGCGATGGCATGTGTGGCGTATGAGTGAACTGTTAGAAGCAGCACTGGAATATCGTCGTCGGGGGTTCAGTCCCATACCACTGCGACCTGGGGAGAAAGAGTTCCCGGCGGTCGTATGGAAACCGCTGCAGGAGAACCCGTGGACCGAAGATCAGATCCGTGACTACTGGACAAGGCATCCAAACGCCAACATTGGACTGCATCCCGCTGAACAGAATTTCTTGGCGATCGACATAGATGCATACAAGGGAGCGCAGGTCCAACAGGATTTTGCGCAAATGTGCATGGAATACAACATCAACTACAAAGATGCGCCAACAGTTAAATCACCAAGCGGCGGGACACATATATATCTAGGGCTCACTGAAACAGTGCCCAGCGGGAAAAACATTCTCGGATTTCAATACATCGATACACGGTCAACTGGTGGATTTATTCTCGCCCCGCCGTCCCGCAACAAAGAGGGCAAGCGTTACACTTGGGTCGAAGGTAAATCACTGTCCGACAATCCTATTCTACCACCAGCACCCCGGCGTTTCGTTACAGCGCTTAAGAACGACAGCACCAAGCTAGTCAAAGATCATGCAGGCGAAGTGATCGAGCTGAACGCAGAGTTCAAACAAACAGACGGTCGAGAAGCTCTTATGGCGTCGATTGTTTACTGGATCGGGATGCAGTTTGCCCGGGAAACAGGCCACACGCCAACAATACCAGAATGGATACAGCTCGCATGGCCTGAGTACATAGCACAAGTGGCAGCACGCGAAGGCAAGTCCCTCGACGATGACGACCGAGGCGTCGAAATGATGATGGCAAAGATCCTATCAACCCAGCGCAAGATCAATCGGATGCTGGAAAACGGCGAGCCGCTCAACGACCCAAACTGGGAAAAAGAAGGGATGATGCCGATCGAGCCATTAGCAGATCAGTATCCCGGGATCACTGCATCAGGGTATCAGCTAACAGGCGGTGCATCGATCCCGCCAAGGGAATGGATCTACGGCAGCCACTACATACGAAAGTTCCTGTCAGCAACCATATCACCGGGCGGTATCGGCAAATCGCAATTGGCTATCGTCGAAGCATTATCGATGGCTACCGGGAAAGATTTGCTAAGGAAAAATGAACCGCTGCTCGATCGATACCGGGTCTGGTATTTCAACGCCGAAGATCCGATAGAAGAGATTGCACGCCGGGTCGAGGCGACAGCGATGCATTACGGCATCACGCAAGATCAGATCGAAGACAGGCTACTACTGGACAGCGGAAGAGACCAGCGATTGCTTATGGCACAAGAGATAAAAGGCCAAGTGATGCGGGTCGATGCAGTGTACGACAGCGTCCTTCGGGAGATAGATTCTAAAAAAATAGATGCTATGATAATCGATCCGTTCATTCATACGCATAGTGTGTCTGAGAACGCTAACGAGGCGGTCGGTGAGGTCGTGGATATGTGGAAAGCGATCGCTCAAGACGCCAACTGTGCCATCGAGATGATCCACCATACACGCAAACTGAACGGTGTGGACGCGACTGCAGAGGACAGTAGAGGAGCGAGCTCATTGATCAATGCAGCAAGGTCTGTCCGGGCACTGAGCAGAGTGCCTAAGGATGCAGCGGAGCGAGCCGGCATCGAGAACGAAGAGGTCAGGCGTTTCTTCTATTACGGACCCGGTGACAAGGCGAACTTAGCACCGCCGCCAGCCGATACAAACACATGGCGAAAGCTTGTGTCAGTGGAGCTGGGCAATGCGACCCTCGAATACCCGGATGGCGACAACATTGGTGTCGTGACGGCCTTTGAGCCGCCTGACGAATTCGACGGCATTACGACATACCATCTGCAGCAAGTGCAGATCGCCATGAGCAAGGGCGACGACCGGGTGAGAAAAGCCGCACAGTCGGATCTATGGTTTGGCTATCTAGTCGCTGAGTGCTGCGATCTTAAGACCGATACGAAGGTGCAGCGGTCAAGAGCTGCGCGGATCATCAAAACATGGGTGCAGAACGGTGTAATTGTGGAGAGTGAAACGAAGACACCTCAGCGCAAAATGGTCGCTGCGTATGAAGTCGGAGAACGTGCCTGATGAGTGCGCTGCGCAGGTGCAAAATGAGTCCAAGTAAACGTGCGTCACTAGTGTTCTCCCCCTTTAGGGGGAGACACTGGCGCAAAGTGGCGCGGATACGCAAACAGTGAAAGGATAAAACTTTGGCGACAGGAACAAAAAGAGTGATGGGGCCGCCACATGCGGTTGAGCGTTATGACGAGGAACGTAAAGCGGTCGATGCTTGTGTTACTGCGTTAGAGCAGCGGTGGGGGATCAGCCGGCTGGAGAACTTGTGCCGCGATCCTGAGCTGCGGAGAAAGTTTCAGAGACAGCGAAAGATCTGGAACGATGTGTTCTGGGTTGATCCGATCAGCGTGCAGACAGTACAGCGTGAAGCAATTAGAACGATGCGAGCTTATGAGGCGCTTGAGGCACACGCAGAAAAGGTCGGTATCGAACCGCTGGCAGCCGGCAGAGTAATCGAGGTGCGAGCTGATAACGGTGATGTGTGGGTCATTGTGCCAAGCGTCGAGATGTACGTTAAAGAGCCCGACGATGAGCGCGATCGATCAGTCATAGGAGCTGACACGCTGATTAATTCGTTTCTGGCTAACATTAAAGATACGCCGATCCCCGATGTGCTGAGGCTCTTCCCAGGCACTAAGGTCAAAGAGGTGCGGGTTAACACCGAGTTAGACGACGAGCTGCCCTTTTGAGCCGTAAACAAAGAAAGCGCGAAGAGGTTGATCGTGGCACGCCTGAGACCCGGGCGAAGCTTAAACGCGATCCGCTGGACTATATGGCAGAGAGATGGAAGAAGAAATATGGAGCTCAGGATGCGATAGAGCTCCAAGAGAGCGGCGCTGAGATACGCAGACTGTTTCGCTATACAGTTGGTCCATTAACGCCGCGAGCGGTCGATTTGAGTGCCATAAGAACAGCGTCTCATAACGCTCCAGAGTGGCTGTCGTACCGCAAACTTTCAGTGTACAATCCTTGGGCGATAAAGATGGGCTGGCGAATGCCGATAGTATTAGCATGGTTGATTGATGAAAAGCCCATGTATTCGATCGATAAATCCAAGTATTGGCGTAAAGGTAAAGCAAGTGAAATCATCGTCTATGCTTTGTATGAATACTGCTACACTTCGGGAAGACTTAAAAAGCATCAAATGATTACTTGACGCGGGGGTTCTGAACTGCTACGGATAGGTAAGCTTGCACGCAGTGTGAGTAGACGGTCTCGGATCTTCCGGGGCTTTTTTTATGCGTGGAGCGAATATGGCAATTGAATTTCCTGGCAATCTCAGTAAACTTAAAGAAGGCTCCGTAGCATTTCACATTACACAACTTGATGATGGTCGTTGTGCCGTGATCGAAGTGACTGTGTGGAATACCGAGGATGACGCTGAAGAGTATTGCCGTGTTGCTATGCAGACTGACGAGTTCTTTCCTAGACACATAACTTATCATTGAGAGGTGCGATGCCCAGGGTCGGCAAGAAACATTTCAGCTATTCTACTAAAGGCAGAAAATCCGCTGCAAGCTACGCCAAGAAGACCGGCTTGAAGATAACAAACAAAAAGAAGAAGTGATGCCATTAAGCGAAAAACGTCAGCGGTTTATTGATGAGTATTTGATAGACATGAATGCATCGCAAGCTGCGATAAGAGCTGGTTATTCCTGTCATAGAGCAAATCAACGTGGTTATTTCTTGGTGACAAATGGTGACATAAAAAAGGAAATCGACCGAAAAATGGCTGAAAAGGCACAAAAACTAGATATCTCACGCGAAAAAATTCTCTCCATGCTCATGGAAGAAGCGCAAAATCCAGATAACCAAAGCAATGTCCGGGTTGCTGCATTGTCTCATTTGGGTCGGTTTACGCTTGGCGAGCTCAATAGAAGTGAGGTGAACGGTGCGATCGCATTCAAGTGGGAAGATGACAGCGATCCAGCTGATGTTGGTGTATTATCCACCGACATCAATGATAATAAGCTAATAGAATCAAACAGTTAACGTGCCATTGTCTGTATTCGTGACAAATATCTGGACAAATTAATGCAAGTTCACACGATTCCGTATCGACCGCGACCGTTGCAGCGCGAGTTGCACGACGAGGTCAAGCGCTTCAGTGTGCTGGTCATGCACCGTAGATTCGGCAAGACCGTTTTCGCTATCAACCATGCCATAAAGAAGGCCCTAACCACCCCCCTGAAGAACCCCCGGGTCTTGTTCTTGGCTCCCTACAGAACATCTGCAAAATCTATCGCTTGGGACTATTTAAAAGAGTATTCGAGAGCAATTCCAAAGGCCCGATTTAACGAAGCGGAGCTAAGAGCCGATTTTCCGAATGGCGCTAGGATCCAATTAGCTGGGGCAGACAATTACGAAGCGCTCCGGGGAAACTATTATGACCTCGTAATTTTTGACGAGACGGCACAGATCAACCCGAAGGTCTGGACCAGCGTAATACGCCCGGCTGTTTCGGATAGAGCCGGTGACGTAATTTTTTTAGGGACCCCTAGCGGAGAGGATAATTTTTTCCACGACCTTTATGAGCATGCTCAGGAGACAGATGGCTGGTACGCCAAGATGTATAAAGCCTCGGAGACCAACCTAATCGACGAGGATGAGCTCAGAGACGCCCGAAAGGCGATGGACCGCAATATGTACCTTCAAGAGTTTGAGTGCTCTTTTGGCGCATCCTTGGTCGGTGCTGTTTACGGCGATATGATCAACGACGCGAAGGACCGCATTTGCTCCGTTCCCTATGATCGTAATGGTCTCGTCAACACGGCTTGGGACCTTGGCATGGGGGACTCCACGACGATTGTTTTTTGGCAGGAAATAGGCCGGGAGATCCATTTTATAGACTGCATCGAAGACACTGGTCAGGGGCTCGATCACTATGTCAATTTGCTCAGAGATAAACCGTACACGTATGGGGTCCACCTATTCCCGCACGATCTTGCGGTCAGGGAACTTGGAACCGGGGTTAGCCGTGAAGAGACTATGCGAAACCTCGGGGTTACCCCTAAGATTATGCCGCGAACAGGTGCTACTGAGCGGATACACGCAGCGCGGAGCAGCTTCGATCGTTTCTGGTTCGACAAAGACAATTTTAGCGATTGTATGAAAGCTTTGAAGCAGTATCGCTATGAATTTGACGACAAGCGAAAAATTTTTCGGAGTAAACCTAGGCACGACTGGTGCAGCCATTACGCAGACGCCTTTGGGTTGGCCTGCGAGGGTCTAAGAATGGCACGTCCTAGGCAGGAAATGAAGCGAAGAGATCGGAGTTGGATCATATGACCAGCGATTACGATAGAACGATTAAAGAAGAGCTCGCGGAGCTGATGAAACGTGTGGAAGAGCTGCACAAAACTATCGCAAAAACCAGATGTAAGTGTGCGGAGAACAATGGCTAACAAAGACAAAGATGAAGTCGCCCAGATTGTCGCCTCGCACCTGCAGCAGGCGGTTGGCGATAGTATGGACGAGCTCACATCCAGGCGAAGTGACAACCTTGCCAGATATCAGGGAGAATATTATGGCGACGAGGTCGAAGGCCGTTCAAAGGTTATGGACCGATCGGTTCTGGAGCAGGTCGAACAGTGTATGCCAGCGCTCGCCCGGGCATTTTTGAGCACTGAAAATATCGGCATATTCGAGCCGAATTCGCCTGATCAGGAGGAACAGGCAAAACAGGCTACTGACTACGTCAACCATGTGCTCATGCGCGACAGTGACGGTTACAGGATCACTTTGGACTGGCTGCGCAGTGCCCTGATCACCGGCACTTCTGTCGCCAAGTTATGGTGGGAAGAAAACGAAGAGACGATGGACGAGGTTTACTCTGGTCTGTCGGAAGCGGAGCTTCAGCAGCTGATAACGGACGAGGATGTTGAGGTCCTGGAGCACTCTGCTTTTGGCGTTACGGAAACGCAATTGCTGAACGAACAGGATGCAATGGTCGCTGCCCTCGAGGATCAACAAGTTGAGGTGACCCATGAGGTCAAGATCAGGCATACGAAACGCAAGCCCCGGTTATGCTGGGAAGCGGTGCCGCCAGAAGAATTTTTGGTGAACAAGAGAGCCCGGTCGCTCGATGAAAAAGACCATACATGGACGTTTGCTGCGCATAGGCAGTTACGCACGGTTCAAAGCTTGCTGGATGACGGCTACGATGAAGACATGGTTATGTCTGCCGATACATATAACGGCGATTATAATATGCTCTTTGAGCAGCGTTACGATGACCTCACAACGGTGACTGACAGTTACAGCGACACTGACCCTAAGCAGCGCCGGGTTGAGCTCTGTGAAGCTTATATTAGGTGCGACTACGACGGCAGCGGAGAAAAGCTGCATCGTGTCACCTGCCTAGGCGGTTACAGCAACACGACCGTTTTAGAAATTGAGCCGGTGAATTTTCTGCCGTTTGCCGAGCTGACCGCGATCAGACGGCCTCATCGTTTGATGGGTTATTCGCTTGCCGATCTAGTGAAAGATCTGCAGCGGTTAAAGACCAGCCTTTGGCGCGGAATGATGGATGGTTTATACCATTCTTTGTACCCTCGTTTGATTACAGACGAACAGCGCACCGACCTTGATGATTTATTGAGTGAGAGCCCCGGCTCTATTATTCGCGTGCAGGGCAATCCGCAGACAGCGGTTCTGCCGTTGAACACGCAATGGAGTGGCTCCCAGGCGTTTCCGATGCTGCAATATATCGATGGTCAGCTGCAGAGGCGTACCGGCATTACGGAGATGGGTGCAGGTCTCGATGCCAATGTGCTGCAAAGTGAAACGGCGCGAGCTGTCGATGAACAGTCGATGGCGGCTCGAGCTCGTATCGAGTTGATTTGCCGGTCTATGGCAAACGGCGGGTTCACCCGGTTATTAATGTTGGCGTATAAAATGCTGCTGCAGCATCAGGACCATGAACGTGTGGTTAAGCTGCGCGGCAAGACATGGGCGGCAGTAGATCCTAGAACATGGACCGCTGATTTACAGGTTAGAGTTAATACGGCCCTTGGAACTGGCACAAAGGCAGAGCAGGTTCAGAAGCTGAATTTTATCGCACAGAAACAAGAAGCGATTATGGCACAGATGGGCATTGCAAATCCATTAGCACCCTTGCCTGCCTACTATCAGAGTTTGCGTAAGCTTGCTGAGGCAGCTGATCTTGAGCCTGATATGTTCTTTGCCGATCCTTCGATGGCAATGCAGCAGCAGGCAAATCAACCACCACCGCCCAGCCCTGAGCAAATGAAGATGCAGGCAGAGATGCAGGTTAAAGAGAAAGAAGCTCAAGATAAGCTGGCGCTGCAGCGTGATCAAAATCAACAAGAGGCAGAGCTGGCACGATACAAGGCTGACCTTGAGGCGACTATTCAGAGAGAGACAGCTGCACTGAAAGCAGAGTTACAGCGAGAGATCGCAGCGCAGAAACTTCAGCTTGACAAAGAAATCGAGGCGAACCGGCATATGTTCCGAATGAATGAACTTGAGATGGAACGTGATTTGGAACGCGAGAAAATGATTGCCGGGAGCCGTGACGGACAGGGCAACATTAATGTTAGTGATTAGGGAGAATAATGGCTAGAGATTCATTTGGCAGTCCTGAGGATGAAGCGATTGTTGATCGTTTCGCGCAGGCATTGAAAAACGAAAAGTCGCCGCCTAAGGCGAAACCGCGCAAAAAGAAAGCGAAGAAAAATGGCTCTTAATATCGATGGAATTTATCTCAACCCGATCCAGTCTGGCTATAATCCAGACCTTCTCATTTACCGCCCGGAATCAGTGCTTCCCGAAGGGCTTCTCGACGGCGGTGAGGAGCCTGCTTTCCGCGACACACTTGCCAACTTTGCCGGCGGTCTTCTGGACGGTTATCAGCGTATCGGTGATCAGTTTGTTCCGATTAATCCATCTGGAATTTACACTGGAAGCGGTGAGCCGAATGAAGCCGGTATGTCCGGCGCAGGCCGCGGCGACGGTGCATTTACAGTCAGCGACCTGATGCAGTACCAGTCGGCTCTATCTGATGCAAATTTTGGCGACTATCCGCATCAGTCTGTCTTCACGGCTTTTGAGGATAAGGGCGACGGTACATTTGATTTGGCTGAAAGGGTTCCATGGTACTTCCAAGATGCTTTTGACTGGACAGATGCTGAGGGCAACATAGCATATATTGACAAAGGAGTTTTTGGACCAAATCACGCTCAAGCGGGGCAGCCTCTAGACGAAGCAACGCGAAACAGGCTGATTATTTCTCGCCTGCGCGGTGTTGATTTATCCGGCGGTAATGACGGCGGTGAGGCTGCAGGCGGTGAAAATGAAGGTGGTGAGAATTATTAGTGGATAACGATAGATCGCCGGAGTGGACAGCAGCTGACGCGAGCCGTCTGGCAAATGATCCAGTTCTGCAGGAATGTTTTGACGCCTACGAACAGGCATTGATTGAGAGAGCCATAGAAGCACCAGCTAGGGATGACGATGCCCGGCTTCGGTGTTTGATGGCGGTACAAGTTTTACGGAAGGTGCGGAAGCACTTAGACCGGCTGATCTTTGACGGCAAGAATGCCGCGAAGCAGGCAGCGGATTCTTTAGCTAGTAATAAAGACCGCTGGACATAAAACGAGGACAAGCTGCGGCCCCTCAGAAAAGGGAAAATTAAATGAGTGATGAAACAGTCCTTTCCGATGAGGAAAGGTTTGAAGCTCTTCTGTCGGCTGATGACGAGCCGGTAGAGGAAACAGCCCCGGTCGAAGATGCCGGACAAGCTGAAGAAGAAGAGGCCGAAGAGGTTGATGGCGAAGAGCTTGAAGCTTCTGAGGAACAAGAAGAGACCGAGAGCGAAGAAGAACTAACAGAAGAAGAGCCCGAGTCAGAAGGAACCGATGACAGCGTAATTGAGTTTACGCTGAGCAGCGGCGAAACCATTCAGACCACCAAAGAGGATCTCGCTGGGAGTTATTTGAGGCAATCGGATTATACTCGCAAAACACAAGAGTTGGCTGACGAGAGAAGAGAGTTTGAACGCCAGAAAGTAGAGGTGGAAAACTATCTTCGCGAGCAGGTCAATCAAGTTGCACAGTTTGCACAGTCTGAGCCAGACGAACAATATTGGGCAAACCTCTACGAAGAGGACCCGATTGGCGCTCCAAAAATAGAGCGTGATTATCGCATGGCAAAAGAGCAGCGCGAAAAATTAATTCAACAACAGCAAGTGCGTGAACAGCAGATGTTCAGACAGAAAGTGGAACAAGAGGCTCATCGACTTCCCGAGCTCATTCCGCAGTGGGCTGATCCCAAAGTTTACGATGCTGAGAAAAATGAATTATCGCGTTTTCTGGTCGGACAGGGTTTCGATCCGAAAGATGTGTCTATGGTGTCAGATGCTAAACTTGTACATATGCTGTACAAAGGCATGCGGATGATACAACTTGAGACCAACGCTCCAAAGGTCAAGAGCAAGAAAGTCGCAGGCAAACCCAGAGTTATTAAACCGGGATCTGCACGACCTAAATCTAGACCAAAATCCGAGTTAGCCAAGGCTAGTGATGCCGCGAGGTCTGCCCAGACCAATGAAGCATGGGCAGATGTATTCGACAAAATCATTTAACCTAGCTATGGAGAACTTTTTAAAATGGCTACACCTACTAACACCGTCATCGAGTCGACGCGAGTAAATCGCGAAGAGTCAGTGCAAAATGCTATTAGGGATATAAGCCCCCTAGACACCCCAATGTTAACAATGGCTAAGGAAATCAAGCTTACCGCAAGGTATAATGAGTTCCTGACTGACTCACTTACCGCGCCTGATGCGTCCAATGCCCACCTCGATGGTGACGATGACACAATCGCTGCAAGCCCAGCGGTTACCAGACTCGCAAACAGGACGCAGATTGTCAAAAAGACAGCTGCCGTTTCTGGAACTACCGAGGCGGTTAACCTATATGGGACAAAATCAGAACTCGCGTTCCAGATGGCAAAACGCTCGAAGGAGCTAAAGCGCGATATGGAAACGATAATGATGGGCAAGCAGGCTTCAAGTGCTGGCTCAGCATCGACCGCTGCTAATCTTGGATCCTTACAAAGCTACATTTCTGGCAGCATTGGAAACATCGTTTATTCTGATGCTCAAGGTTCTGCAACCACACCCGGCTGGAGTTCTGGTGACACTGGTACGATTGTGCCCCCAACTGCGACAGCAGCACTCGACGAGACAAAGTTCAAGTCTCTCGTCAAAACGTGTTACGACAATGGCGCAGAAAACGCTGATGTCTTCATGGTCGGATCGTTTAACCGTCAGAAAGCAAGTACCTTCGCAGGTATTGCTGATCTGTACCGCGAGACAGGTTCCAAACCGACAGCTTCGGTGCTCGGAACCGCGAGTGTGTATATTTCGGACTTCAGTGGTCCAGCTGGGATTTTTCGATAAATTAGTCCCGTCCTCTGGTAACAGAGTGACAATAACTGGGTGAACTCAGGGAAACTCTTAACGTAAAGACGAAGACAATCCTGAGCCAAGCTATCGCAAGATAGAAGGTGCAGAGACTATCACGCAAGTGAGTAGAGCCAAGCGGCTCGAAGCGCCCAGCCCCTGCAAAGGGTGATGATATAGTCCGATCTGGCTAGAAATAGTCAGCACCGTTTTTTCGGTGGTTGTAGTTTAGCGAGCTGCAATTAACAAAATGTAAGATCGTAAGCAACAGATTCCAATCATCTGATGTTGGACTGTTAATCGACATGGACATGGTCCA